CCGGCGGTAAGTTGTGTCGTTGTGTTCATTTCGCTTACACCTGTTGTGTTGTGTTGGTGAGTGAATTAGAGCACGTTTACAGTCTGACGTGTGGCGCTATTGGAAATTTTTTTTCGCTAGCCGACGAACGGTAGGCGTGGGAGCGTGGGGGGGGTGGGCGTTGGCGCGCAACGCGTAAGCGCGGAACGCGTAAGCGAATGGCGTGTAAACGGAAAGCGAATGGCGTGTAAACGGAAAGCGAATGGCGTGTAAACGGAAAGCGAATGGCGTGTAAATGGCCCAATTGCGCATGGCGCAGGGGGCGCGTGTTTGGTCCCGCGCCAACGCCGCCCCGCCGAAAGCGAGAAGGGGGGGGTCGAGCGCGCGCCGCGGCGGCGCGACCCGCTACCCGTCAGCCGTTGTGCGGTGCAGCATCCACCGTGTTGTTCTCGTCGTTTACGGCGTGAACATGATCGACAACACGCGACGCCATCAGGTGCGCTTGGTTCATGTTGACCTGTACTGCTATCTGTTGCTTTTGCTCGCCATAGGCTTGCTGGTTCCACTTCCCTGCTAACCATTGGCGGTATCGAGCGCGAACGTTGGCCAGGTTAGCCGACACAACGTCAGCGCTATCAACAATGCTCAACCCTTGCTCGGCCAATGCGTGCGCGGCGCGTGCACGCGCACGCGTGAACTCGCCACTGCGCTTCGGCGTTGTTTCCGTCCACGCGTAAAATGCGCCCTCGCTCACTTCCAAGCGTCTAGCGATCTCCATGATCGACACCCCGCTTGAAATGTCATCGAATATCTTTTCCTCTCCTCCTGGATAGCGGTGAACCATGCGATTGACAATGGACCGAGCCTCGCGCCTTTTCTGATTACTCATCCCCACCACCGCGCCTTGCGCTTCGCGCAGAGCGCGCTCTTCCTCGTCAACCTCCGCACTACCCGCTACAACGCCACCAATCTCCGCATCACGCGCTTTCTCATCACTCATCACTTCTTCCCCTTTGTTCGCATATCCTCAAACACCTTCATCGTCTTATCGCTCAAAGTGTAAGCGTCCTTTGTATCCTTGCCAAATACAGGCTCAACGTCATCCGGCACAATGATCGACATCACTTCGCAACCAGGGATCTCGCGCTTAAGTCTCACGGCTTGCGTAAACACTGGCGCGGCCAGGATCACCGCCAACTCTTCCAACGTCCACACGTCAACGCTTGGACGCTGCAACGAATACGCCCAAGCCGAGTCCGCGTTAGCCGCCACACCGAAAACACTCCCATCTTCCCGCTGACCCTCCATCACATCAACCGTCACCGGTTCAGCGCCAAGCGATTCAGCTTCCTTCTCTAACGCGTCATACGCTCTAATCATCCCGCCACAAGCCGAGCGATACCCTTCAACGTCACGCGCTTGATACGCCAACCGACAACGCGCCAACTGTTTCCAAAACCTTAAGCGCGTTTCCTCACTCACTAATTCCGCCAAACGATCCAGTCCCCAACGCTCATCCGCCTTGCGTTTCCTCGCCATGACACTCACCGCCACAGCATTCATCGCCAAAAGGATCTGATCCTTCTCTTCAAACGGTTGCTTCAATCCGTCAAACGGTGAGCCGCCATGAAGATCCGTATGAACCTTCCATCTTCGCTGTTTTCCCGCCATAACATCAACTCCTTCCTTTTTCGTTTTCCACTTCCAACTTCCCGCTTCACACTTTCCGTTTAGGCCGCCATGGGAAAAACATAAAACCCCTAGCGTCCTACTTAACCGTCCGAAACATTGAAGCGTCCGAATGTGTGTCTTTCAGACACACACACATTTCGGACGCGTTCGCTTTTTGTTCGTGGCGTATTCCGGACTGTTTCGGACGCTATTCCGGACACTTTAGGACGTTTTAACCTATTCCGGACACCGCTATTTAGGACGCTAAAACTCATTCCGACTCATTTCGGACGCTAACGCTATCCAAACCCACTCATCTCTCATGGCGGCATACCCATTTTCGGACAGCGTATCGCGCAATTCCTTCCACCGTTTGCGCTTATCGCTTTCCTCGACATCGCTTCCAAGTCGCTTGTAAACTTCTTCGCGCCACGCATCAATCGTCACGCACCGATGCCTTTCGCCTTGCATAATCCGGTACTCGCCTTGCGTCTTTACGACATGGCGCAACGCTTCCCGCGCCACTACTTGATGCTTTCCTCGCCCTGTCTTTTTCCCTTTTCCTTGTGGCGGCTCAAACGTATCAATGTCAGGCAACTCACCTGTGAACGTTTTAACGACAAGCGTTGATGACTCGTTATCCTCAAATCCCAACCCTTGTGGCGATTCAAGCGCTACCGTTTCCAGCGCAAAATAAACCTCTATACCGTCCTTGCCATCCTTTTGCTTTGTCAGCTTTAGTTGCCCTGATAACTGTTCCTGATGGCGGGTAATCTCAATCTGCGTGTCAACAGCACCAAGAAAACTTGAATGCCCTCTTAGTCCCAATGACGCGTCTTTTCCTGAGTGATGCACAACAAGTAACGCGGCTTGTGTGGCGGCTTGAAGCCTTCCGCATTGCGCGATGAATGCACCCATATCTTCACTGGCGTTCTCGTTGCCACCGGCGAACGCCCTGGCCAATGTGTCGATAATGATGAGCCGCGGCTTCTCGATCTCGCTCTCCGCGATGGCGAGCAAAAGATCCGTGAAATCCGCTTCCGATGATCTCAGGTTCACTTGTGAACGAATGACGCCAACCGGTATGTCGTTAAAGCCATAATCCTTTCGAAGCCCTGCGATACGCGTGCCAATACCACCATGCCCTTCACCTGCCACATACAACACGCCACCTTGCTGATGGACCTCATGGCCAAGCCATGCTTGTCCACTTGCAACCATGGCGGCAATGTGCAAGGCAATGAATGACTTAAACGTGCCTGGTGGACCGTACAACGCCATAAAGCCACCCTCTGGCACGATCTTGTCGATCAACCATTTCACCGGCTCGTCTTTGGCGTCACGCCACATCTCAACACGAAACCTGCGTGGCGCTTGATCGCTAAACGGTTCCGATTCAGGCGTGACTGACTCCGGTTCCTTTTCGGCTTTCTTCTCGTTAACTAATCGCTCTGGCGGCTCAATCGCTTCGCCTTGCCAGATTGGCGTTTCATGTACTAGCGCTTTCAGGTCTTCAAGATCATTTTCTTGATCAAGCCACTCGTAAGCATCATCACCAATCACATCCATGCCCAAGTCAATGACACGGATCTGCGCTGCCACGCCTTGCAAAGCATGGGCAACTTTGGCGGCATAACGCCAGCCAGGTAAATCGTGATCCGGCAAGATCACAACGTTTCTGTCTTTGAAATAAGGCGTGATAGCTTCTGGCCAATCCGATGCTCCGGCGTGCGCTGATACCGCCACAACGCCAAGGAATGCCGCTAAATGCTCTGCCGCTTTTTCGCCTTCCGTGATGAAGACCACTTTGTTCGGATTGGCGGACATCAGCGGCAATTGAAACGGTATCGGCTCCCAACCTGAAATCGTTGGTATCCGCTGCCCTTCCACGATCCTAAATTGCCTGTACGTTTTTCTTCCGTCTGGAAGCTCATAACGCACCTTTTGAGCCGTTATCTCGCCATCGTCAGTTACATAGTCCCAAGCGTAGACTTCGCGCAACCTGATCGGTTTTACGTTGTCGAGTTGATCGTTCCTTAATGTTCTTGGCGGCAATGAGTTCCACGCAAGCCTTCCATCGCCAAGCATGGGTTTGACAGCGTTAAACACTGATTCTTGATCGCACCCACCAAAACACCTAAACAGCAGCTTGTTATCGCCATCCGTGATGGCAAGCGATGGGTTCTTATCACCGTTCCCACTTCCGTGTCCTGGTACAGGGCAAGAAGCTAACCACCCGCGCTTATAACGCTTGGCATTACCAAGCATCTTCGCCATTTGTTCTGCGTTCATTGACTCCCCTTTCTATGGCGTCAAAAAACCCCGACTAAAAAGTCGGGGCGCGTTCCGTTGTGACGCTTAGAATTCTTCATCCACCTTAGGCGCTGGCGCAACGGGTGCTTCGTCTTCGCCATCCATCGCCGCGGGTCTCGGTATCCATTGCACCAATTCCCACTTAGGTTTGCGCGTGTTGCCCTTACCAACTTTCATCAGTTCCGCGCCAACGTATTTCACAACAGGCACCTTGCCTTCGTTCACGGCTCGATCTTTGGCGCACATCATATAAAGCCCTTCAAGCGCCATGTTTGAGCCGGCACCATTCGATGACCACTCAACCATGCCAAGCGCCTTACTGTAAAACCGCGCAACGAATCCGCGCTTGTGCGCTTCGCTTGGCTGCGCACCTTTCCGTCCTAACTCTGGGTCCGGTTGCCAATCACGCACACCAACATCCAAATGCAACCAACCCGTTTGTGTGGCGTCAATGTCAAATACCATTTG